TATACGGGGAAATCAGCAAGACGGAAGCGCAGGACGATGGAACGCTAAAAGTCGAGGGTTTTGCATCGAGCGAAGCCGTTGATTCCGATGGCGAGATCGTAACCGCCGAGGCGATGAAGGCCGCGCTTCCCGATTACATGAAATTTGGCGCAGTCCGCGAAATGCATCAATCGAAAGCAGCGGGGACAGCAATTGAAGCTGCAGTGCAGGCTGATGGACGCACTTACTTCAAAGCTCACATTGTTGACACCGAAGCGGTCAAGAAGGTGAATGCAGGCGTTTATAAGGGCTTTTCTATCGGTGGCAAAGTTACCAGCCGTGACGAGCTCAATAAATCCACAGTAACAGGCTTAAAGCTTGTTGAAATTTCGCTTGTCGACCGTCCAGCCAACCAGGAAGCAGTCTTTTCTTTAGCAAAGTTTGAGGACGACGAAGATCACGACCTCAAGAAATACGCAGGCGAAAGCATCCGAGATGCAGGATGTGCAATCGACGCACTCGACTCAATCTATTACCTATACAACAAAGAACTGTCAGAGACCGCAGAGAATCCCGATCAAGTTGAGGCTTTGAAATCCGTGATAGATAACCTTAAGGCGTTTATTGCGTCTGAGATCAAAGAGCCGGACAATAGCGCAGGTTCTGACATTTTTACCTACGCCGCTACGACCGACGACCTCCACAAAGCAGGCGCCGAGATCAGCGCGAAGAACAAAGAAAAAATGCAGCAGATACACGACCATGCCGTAAGTATGGGTGCGTCGTGCTCACAGGCCGAGAAGGCTGAAGGAGCCGAAGACTTGCTGAAGATGCAGAGCGAAAACTACGGTCTGAAAAAGCAGTTCCAAGACCTGGACACCAAATACGCAGACCTCAAGAAATCCCTTCACGATACAACGCTGGAACTCGAGCTCATCAAGGCAGAACCAGCTCCGGCAAAAATGTCGCTCAACGACAAGGGCGTGACGGTTACAAAAACCGAAGACGGCGGAGCAGACAGCTCACTTGATGATGAAGTCTTTGTCAAGGATTCAAAAGGCAACATCAACGAAGCGGCCACGCTTATCAAGCTAAGCCACATGAGTGGCGGACTAACTCGGCGCTAATAATTATTTGACCTTAACCAAAACACATTACAAGCCATGAGCGCAACAAAAGAAACACTCGAACTCCTCAAGGTCGCACAAGCAACCGGAGATCAGGCATTAGCAAAGTATTTCACGCAGACATCAACAGCAACGCAGGGCTTTCAGGCTTATAACCTCGAAGCGCCATCGAAAAAGCTGTTCCCGATACTAACCCCTTTGCGTAATTCAATCCCTCGCGTTAACGGTGGGTTTGCCGTACAGGCGAACTGGAAGGCTATTACCAATATCAACTCAGGCAACGTTCGCGCAGGCGTGGCTGAAGGCAAAAGAGGTGGCGCGATCAATCAAACGCTTGTAGAGCGTAACGCTGCATTCAAAAGCTTTGGTCTTGAGAACTATACTACGTTTGAAGCAGAGAACGCAGCGAAATCTTTTGAAGACGTGAAAGCGCTTGCTGTACAATCAACACTCACTGGACTAATGATTCAGGAAGAGCGGGTACTGCTTGGCGGAAACAATTCCGTTGCCCTCGGAACGACTCCAACACCGTCACTTGCGGCAGTATCTGGAGGCGCTCTTACCGATGCGTCTACTTACCGCGTTATCTGTGTGGCGCTTGGATTACAGGCTTATCTGGATGCAATCGGCGTCAATAACGGAAGTACAGGGCAGGTATTCAGTGCGGCAACCGCAACTGTTCCAGGATCGATAACAAGAACTAATATCGATGCGACTACCGACACTTTCGGCGGTGGTTCTGCTCAACAGTCTGCCGTAGCTACTCAGGCGACCTCAAGCCCAAACCTGAAGATCACAGCGACCGTTGCGGCTGTTTCTGGCGCAGTTGGGTACGCATGGTATATCGGTATCGGTGCCGGAAATGAAAAGCTTAACCAGGTCACAACGATCAACAGCGCTGTATTTACGGCAAACAGTGATTCTGGCGCACAGGCAGCTTCTACTCTTGCTGCATCTGACAACTCAACCTCCACTCTCGATTATGACGGCTTGATTTATCAGGCAGTAAAATCAGGCTCAAACGCTTATGTCGCTTCGCTTGCGACCGGAACGGCTGGAACAGGTTCTACACTCACATCAAACGGCGCGGGTGGCATCGTTGAGTTTGATACAGCGTTTCAGTATTTCTACGATATCTACCGCCTCAGCCCAACGGTGATTTATGTATCGAGTCAGGAAAGCCGAAATATCAGCAAGAAAATTATTGCTAATGCTGGCGCTCCACTTCTCCGACAGATCGAAGCTGGAGGTAACGCGAACCTTTCTTCTGGATGGAAAGTGTCATCCGTACTCAACACCACAACTGGTGATGAGGTCGCTCTAAAAATACATCCGAACATGCCAGCAGGGACAGTGCTGTTCTTCACAGAAAGCCTGCCGTACCCGCTGAGCAACGTAAGCAACACTGCTCAGGTCTTGCTGCGTGCCGACTACTTCCAGATCGACTGGCCACTGATCACGAGGAAGCATCAGTACGGTGTCTACTGTGACGGTGTCCTTCAGCATTACGCGCCGTTCTCGATGGGAGTTATAAGCAACATTGCGAACGGATAAGAAATAATCTTTCAGGAAAACGCCCTGCTTTAATCGGCAGGGCAAAACCTTTTTATAATCATGGCTGGTCTGAAAATGTATAGCCCAGAAGGATCAAAAAGCGTATCCCTCGGTGGCCAGAATTACGAAGCAAACAAAAAAGGGATTATCGAAGTTCCGGCAGAGTTCGAGGACACGATGTACTCTTTCGGATTTATCACTGTTGGTAAAAATATCCCTATCGAACCCGAAGAGCCAGCCACACCGAGGCCAACAGCGGAACCTGCGCAAGCCAACGCGCAGGAAACCGCCAAGGCTCCGGAAGCGGCTAAAGTTGAAGCTCCGGCTGAACCTGAAATAAAATAACACGATGAGCGCTCTTGCAACCGTTGACGATGTAAAATCCTTTCTCGGCAATCAGGCAAACGTCACTGACGATGGACTAATAGACTCCCTGATAAGCGGAGAAGGTGCTTTTATTCTGTCATGGATAGGACGATCGTTTGACGCTGCGACCTATACCGACCTTTTTAGCGGAGGCGGGGGGCAAGAGCATTTACTCAAGAATTATCCGGTAAAAACAATCACAAGTGTAGTAATCGACGGCGCATCAATACCGCAAGCAGCTACAATCCAGGATCGAGGATACATGCTGTTTGATGGCCGGATTTTGCTTTTCGGTTACCAGTTTTCATGGGGACGAAGGAACTGCCAGATCATCTACACCGCAGGGCAGGACGTTCCAGCAGATGTCCAGCAAGCGTGTGTCGAACTTGTGTCCTATCGGTACAGGAGCAGAGACCGCATAGGACTGGCAAGCAAGAGTATAGCAGGAGAGACGACCGCGTATGTGACAAAAGATATGCCTGACCATGTAAAAACGCTGCTACAGCGGCACAGGAGAGTTTTCCCAGGATGATCACCGCAAAGATTACAAAAGGCGAAGACCTTGGAAAGAAGTTCAGGGACACCATACCGAACATCCAGGGCGGAGTTCAGAAAGAGATTATGCGGCTGGCACTCAAGATGACCGGTAAAGTTATGGGTAAGCTGAGTGGTGATGTTTTGAGGGTAAGGACTGGCCGGTTAAGACGATCAATCCACCCTGAATGGGATTTCAGGCAGGGTTATTCAGGTGCAACGGTCGGAACAAATGTTGAGTACGCTGCGATCCACGAGTATGGGTTCAGCGGATCGGTTCAGGTTAAATCGTTTCAGCGTGAAATGACGAAAGCCTTTGGTAAGCCGATATCACCGACACAAGTAACTGTTAGGGCGCACACAAGAAATGTCAACATGCCAGAGCGCAGTTTTCTTCGGTCAACATTGCGGGAAATGAAATCGGAAATTGAGGAAGGATTACAGAAAGCTATAGCAAAAGAACTTAAAGCGATAAAGCCGTGACAGATAACAGGATAAAAGAATACTTAAAAAATCGGTTTTCATTCAGAGGCGCGTCGATTCTCGGTGTTTTAAACACAATAACAGCGGCAATCAGTAATAGAGTCCTTGTCCGCCATGTTGACGATGAAGGGAAGACTATTCGTTTTTCAATAAAGCGCGGAACTGATTTCAGGATAATAAAATGACCCGTGAATCAATATACAGCGCTCTCTTCGCGAAACTTTCTGGCATATCAGGGCTTGTAACCGCGAGCCGGCGATTGAAGCATTATAGCGACGTATCGCCATCAGAGCAGCCGGCGATGTTTGTAACGCAGGCCGCGCA